CTCATTTCTTGTTAAAATGGGTATAAGAAAACGACCTTTTGAATGGTTGTTTCTTATAATGCTAATCCTCACACTCTCCTCGACCAAATTTGAGTGTGGGGATTTTTTATTGACTATAATAAGGAAATGGTATAGAATAGAGAGTGAAGAAAGTGTCTTTTTCTAAAATTAGTTTAGAACCTGCCCTTCTCCTAGCAAATCCCCGCTAGTCCCGACGATAGTTTTCTGCATCTCGAGCAGTCCTCTATCGTTTTTTTGTTATCTCAAATTCCCGTTACTAATCAAATCATAAGCCAATAATAATCGTCTCTGAGCTGATAATTCGGAAGCATTATCATTATAATTATCTTGTAGGACAGGAATTACTTTAGAATTAATATAATCTAGTACGGCATTTTGTGGAATATTCTCTATGTTATAAGCGATTAATTCTAATTCTCTTGTTTTAGGTGCATTGAGCTCTAGAATAGTTTGCAAATCGCTATATGCCTTTTTGTTGTGTCTGGGTACCGTATCAATGATGTTTTGCAGAGTTCCCATTTTATTGATTCTTTTGGAGATTTTTTCTTTTTGTTTTTTAGATAAGAAGTCGAACTTATCATAATCTACATCTTTTAGATATTTTACAAAAGGGATTCTAGCTTGTGTATTTTCGTTAGCTATAAATCGTAAGGCGACTTCTGGTAAGAATGTGGCTCCATCGTTGAAATAATCTTCTACATAATCGATGTAGCTAGGATTTACAAACATATTCTTTTTATCACCTAAAGCGACGACTATCCGTCGTTTTTTTATATCTTCAGGAAGAGTGTCAAGATTTTGTGGACTAACAAGGTAACTATCAAGTTTTCCTATTTTACCTGCAGTAACAATTATAGTTTTTATTGATTCTTGAAAACGATTGACTTCATAAGGAGTCAATCCTTGGTTTATTTTTCCTATGTCTGAAAAAATTTGTTTATAGTTATCCGTTCTTAGAATTGAATGTGAGGTATTCAAAGAAGGGTTATTGACAATCTGTTCTGTAAAATCGTGATTATCCTTTTCATATTCTACAACTGTGATTCGATTAAGATTTTTCCTCATGTCATCATTTGGAAGCTGTGAAGCAAAATCTGTCAATAATTTTTGAACATTTCTATCAGTAAGAGAATATCCTAAAAAAATAATTGGTGATTGAATTAAATTAGAGAGTATTTTTGCACTGATTAAAATGGAATTTTGATCATAAGTTTTATAATCTTTTTCTGTGATAATAATACTGCTGGGGTCATTTACATCTCCATGAATTTTGAATAATTCTGACCAATTATAGGTTTCGTCAAAAAAACCTTTTTGACCAATATAAACAGTCGGCCTTTTATCTAATTCGGCAAGTAAATCTTCTGTTAAAGTGTCATAATTTGTAGTCACAATAACTTTAGCTTTCGACAGAAAGTTCTTATATTCTTCTATCTCGTCACGCATCTCATCTTTAATTTCATATTTTGAAAAACGCTGTGCAACTGAGTATTTAAAAGGCGAAATATTATTTGAATAAGCTTCTTCATCGGTAAGACCCTCGACAGAAATGGTTCCATCATAAAAGAGGTCATCGAATTTTTGCTGGATATAAGCCGCAGTTTTTACGTTAACTAAAAAATCTTTTTCTAAATCTGTAGTAGTTTCTGGAATTTCTGATCTTTTCAGTGAGCGTTTGAATTGAAAAATACTAGTTGGTTCTTTTATTTGCTCCCAATATTCTTTAAGGAGTGCATCCCAAGTAGGAAAGTTTTTCAAATAACGTTTTGACATCCCAGAACCAATAAATACAATTGGATAACTATTGTTTTCGATAATATCTTTGATCATATTTAGCCTCTTTCCTACCCCACAACTTTCTTAAACTCTTCCTGAATCATATCTTCACCTCAGGTTGTTGAGATTTTGTGTCTTTCTGCAAACTGGAGCCAGTTGAATTCTGATACTTCGTACTGTGCGAGTTCTTCAGAGATGAGATGTCGAATCATAAAGCGGTCTGCTTCGTTCTCATATTTGTATAGTAGCCGTTTGTAATTGGCTGGGTTATGATTTATGTGTCCTAATTCGTGCAGGATGACCTCTTCTCGTTCTTCCTGGCTAAGATTACTATTCACATAGATAATTCGTTCATCGGGGAAATAGAATCCTCTACGCTCCCACATGGTCTCTGGGAATAGATAGAGTGTGACCTGGTATTCATCCAGTAGTTCATTTATTTTCAATATTCGATACCCCCAGAGAGAGTTTAATAATTTGTGCAATCTTGTCTACATCATCGTCAGAAAGTGGCTTACCATCGAACAGGACAACACGTTCACGAAGATTCGACAAGTCAACAACACGACCGTCAGGAGTAGTTACGGTATCCCTAGCTATATTAGGATTTTCTGTGCGTCCAAGCAGGTAGTCGGTGGACACGTTGAAGTAGTCGGCAATTTGTTGTAATCTTTCAGCAGAAGGTTGATTCCTTTTTAATCCATACAAAGAATTTTTACCTAATCCTAGTTTTTCTTCCAAGGTATTTAGTGAAATCCCTTGGTTTTCGCATAAATCCTTTACGATTTCAAATGTAGAAAACATTGATTCATCAGCCTTTCTAAGATATGACAAAAAATATTTTACAAAATACGCAAAAAAATAGTCGACTTTACTTTGCGTTTGCGCTAAAATAGTTTTTGTAAGTTAAAGAGTTAGTTAAAAAAACAATAAAAACTTATCTAAAAATTAAATAGCTTTGGCGAGCAAATAAGTTGATAGACATAATGTTTTATCTAGGTTTTTAATTGTGCTTTCATTTTAGCAGATACGCTAAAATGTGTCAAGTATTTTATAAAACAATTTACTAACTCTTTAACTCTATTAAAAATAAAGGAGGAAAAACATGAGCCAACAACATCGCAAGTGGATCGAGCTTGTAAAAGATCGAATTGAAAAACGTGGATGGTCACAGACAGACTTGGCCATTGTTGTAGGTGTTAGTCCATCAGCTATCACACAACTTTTCAAAGATGGAAAAGGTAGTGATGACTTGAAGCTTCGTATTAACAAGAAGTTGAGAATTAATGAGTCGTGGGAAAAATTTGAGGAGTAGGAGGGGAAAATGGGGAAAGATTATCTATCCGAAAAGGATGTTGAAAAAATTGAAAAAGAACTTTTGCAAGTTCTTCGTAGTCATGATTTGAACAGCGGGCTTGCTAAGGCGGTTCTTACTGAGACTATTGATATGATAGAGAATTATTCACAGTTACCAGAGTAGTTATTTAAGGCTTTTGATAATAGCCTCAACCGAGTTTTTTAAAAGTTTGCTTGTTTTATCAGTATCACTACTACCAATCCATAAAAGTTTTGATGTTGCATCAGTTTTTACTAGGTATTCTTCATCATATGTTTTGCCTGTTTGGTTCTTATAAATGATGTTAACAGCAATGGTCTCTTTAAGGTCATTGTCTAGTATGTGCATAAATTTTTGTGAGGGAGCCATGGTATAACCGATTAGGGAGGACATATTAAAACCTAGTGTGTCAACATCTTTTGAAAATTTCAGATCTAGGATAGTTGCAGAAGTGTTCCCAAAGTTTTTGATAACGAGATACTTATGGAAATCATTGATTTCTATAGTATCTAAATAAGCAACAATAACAGGACGATTTGCTTCTTCAGTTATCTCTGATGTAAGTTTATTGGCATCACTGGCTATTTTGACAGCTTTGTGTGAATAGTAAATTGAAATAATACTGACTGATGTAGAAGCAATAATGGAAATAATATTAATAATATCACTAAGCATATACAACCTCGAATTTTTATTTTAATTATACCAAATTTAGAAAGGAATACTATGAACTAACTTATCAACGTAACATTGAATGATAGCCATGAGCCTGTAGTATCTGGTAGGAAAGTTAAAATCATTGATTATATAAGCTGCAAAGAAAGGAGAACAGTTTGGAACTAAGAGGAATTGAATATCTCAGAAGAAAATTAGAATTTTGCAGGCCTAGAGTTAATTTGCGGTATAAGCATTATGCTATGAAAAATAATGACACCCCCATAGGGATTACTATCCCTATAAATGTCCGTGCTCAATACAAATCAACGTTGGGGTGGACTGCTAAGGGGGGTGATAGCCTTGCAGATCGTCTAGTATTTAGAAAGTTCGAAAATGATGATTTTGAAGTTACTGAGATTTTTGAACAAAATAACCCGGATATCTTTTTTGATAGTGCAATCTTATCCGCTTTGATTGGATCGTGTAGTTTTATCTACCTTTCGAAAGGGGATAATGAAGAAGTGCGGTTGCAGGTGATTGAATCAAGCAATGCAACAGGAGTTATTGATCCGATCACTGGACTGTTAAATGAAGGGTATGCAGTAATAGCTCGTGATGATTACGGGCAACCAACTTTGGAAGCATATTTTGAGTCGAATGCCACTCACTTCATTCCAAAAGGTGAAGAGCCTTATTCAGTCAAAAACCCTGCTAATATTCCTTTATTGGTCCCTGTTATTCATAGGCCAGATGCAGTTCGTCCATTTGGACGTTCACGGATTACTAGGGCTGGGATGTATTATCAAAAATACGCTAAACGGACTCTAGAACGTGCTGATATTACTGCTGAATTTTACTCATGGCCACAAAAATATATCATTGGTTTAGATCCCGATGCGGAACCTTTGGAAAAGTGGAAAGCAACAGTTTCTAGTCTACTAACTATCTCAGTAAGTGATACTGGAGAAAAGCCTAGCATCGGACAGTTTACGACTGCTAGTATGACACCATTTACTGAGCAATTGAGGACAGCAGCAGCTGGATTTTCTGGAGAGATGGGTTTGACCTTGGATGATTTAGGATTCGTTTCAGATAACCCATCATCTGTAGAAGCGATTAAATCTAGTCATGAGAACTTACGTTTAGCAGGCCGAAAGGCTCAACGGTCTCTAGGGGCAGGTTTCCTAAATGTAGCTTATGTAGCTGCTTGTTTGCGTGATGAGTTTCGTTATGCTAGAAGTCAATTTGTAAGAACCAAAGTTAAATGGGAACCGTTATTTGAAGCGGATGCGAATACGATGACCATGATTGGTGATGGTGTTGTAAAACTAAATCAAGCACTAGAATCTCAAAATATTTATCTGACAAACGAAGAACTTAACACTTTTCTTGAAGCTGCTGTAAAAAAAGCTAACGAAGAATGGAAAAAGTGAGGTATTATTATGACAACAAGACAAGAAACTATTCAATTTATCATTGATTTAGCAAATTCTGGAATGGGTGTAGATAAGGATGGATTTTCAGGAACTCAATGCGCTGATCTGCTCACATATCCTGCAAAGACTTTCTTTGGTATTGATCTATGGGGTAATGCTTCCGAATTGCTTGACTCAGCAGAACAATCAGGATTAGAAGTGCATCGTATGCCTACAGATGAGAATCCTAAAGCTGGCGCATTCTTCACAATGGATGCTTGGTTTGGCGGTGTGAACTTTGGACATTGCGGGGCAGTAATCGAGGATTCAGATGGTTACAGCATGAGAACTGTCGAGCAAAATATCGATGGCAATCTTGATGCTCTTATTGTGGGTGGTCCTGCCCGCTTTAACAGTCGTGGATTTGAAAATGTGCAGGGGTGGTATTATTTACCGTACTCTGACACTCCATTAAGCGATAACTTCCCACCACTTAGCGAAACACCTAAGAATGATGAAATGGAACTTATCCCAGAGAATGGGACATTTATTATTGGTGATACTGCTATCAATGTCCGTCGGGGGCCAAGCCTTAACAGTGAAATTGTGGCACTGTATAACCCGGGACAAGAAGTCCATTATGACTACAAAGGATCAGCAAACGGATATCGATGGATTTCTTATGTTGGTGAGTCTGGTAACCGTAATTACATGGCTATTGGGCAGACAGACGAAGAAGGTAACCGCATCAGCTTATGGGGAACTCTTAAATAACCTTTAACCCCTCCCAAAACGGGAGGGCTTTTTGTTGCCGTTTTAACGGAAATTCATCAAAATGTCGGTTATAACAGCAAATATACTATTACATTTTTCAGTGTGATTGATACCCAAAATGATACCCATGTTTTATAAACATTACATTTTTTTATATCTATTTCATCATGAAAACCTTGAATTAATAAGGCTTTTAATCCTATTTCTAAAAATATTGTATAGTGTTCATTAAACAAGTTTCTGTTTACCCAATCGCAAAATAAAAAGGTTTCCTAGACCTTTTTGTCCTGAGCCTTGAAATATTAAGGTAGGGAGCTAGTAATAGCAAAAAATAAAGCTTTTCGATTTGTCGGAAGGCTTTTTTCTTTTATCTATTATAAAAATATCATGTTTGCTCTTGTTAATATAATGTTTGAATT